CCAAAGAAAATCTTTGCTCATAATAATATAATATCCTAATTTATTCTTGTGTTGCTGCTAAATCCTGTTGAAAAGTTTCACACATTTGAATAAGCTGCACACATTGATCACGAAGTTGGCCAAGCGTGGAAAGCTCCTCGCCTTTTACTGCGCCCCGCTGAACCATAGTATCAACCACAGCAATTGATGAACGGCACACACGGTTTGCTAGGTCATATACTGGTGCGTGCGATTCTAGATCCAGCTGTTTATCATCACTCATTTTATTCTCCATATTTTGATGACTTTTCCAAAGCTACCCAGTAAGTCAGATTACCATTCTTACTGGAGAATTCGGAAATAAGTTCGTTTGATATTTTAACCTGATAGTCACCATTGACCATCTTGAGGTTACTGATATTTATAATGAATTTAAAGCTTTCTGATTTATATCCTCCATCCACTAATACAGAATAACTATTAGAAGTTGCATTCTCGAGATCTACAACCGAGATCTTAACAGCACCACCATCAGGTTCAACAACCATATGATCGTGTCCAAATGCTGCAGCAGATTGTTTGAGTGCAGCAAGTGTTTGTTGTGGTAGATCAAACCATACGTCCTCACTAGGTAGAACGATTGATTTCAAAGGTGTGGTTAACATCTCTGGATCAGAGTAATAATATGTAACCATTGCCCGACCAGCATTACCACCAATGTTCATAAATTTTTCTTTAAACATTACGTTAGGGGTATCTACTAAGCTAATGACACGCAAGAACTCTGAGAGGTCGTAGATACCGACTTGCATATCAAATTGTTCAGGTACTACTGCTTCTGCCAAAACGTTTCTGGCCTCAGACATGGTAGTGATCTTATTCCCGGGCTTAATAACAATGTTACCATTGATCTGGGAAAAGTTCGATAGCACCTTAATTGTTTCAGCACTTATTTCCATTATTTAATCCTACTAAAGTTTTTCTCTTTTGTAAACTCCAAACGGTTGGCAAATTTACCGTCTAGCATTTCACCCTTGTGGCTGATAATGAATACATTTGTATCATCATCCAGCGTGTGTACGATCTTCATTAGATTGTCTATGCCTTCATAGTCTAACGATGAATCGAACGTTTCATCCAGTATCAACAGGTTAGTCGATACAGAGTTTTTCATCTTAGCGATCTGTCTCCAAGTAAATAAAAGGGATAGGTCGATCCTCTGCTTTTCACCCTCAGAGAAAGAATCGTATGAGAATGAATCACGGTGGCGCGACCTAATAGTCTCGGAGAATGATTCATCTAAGTTAAAATGAATAAAGAAATCTAGTATTTGTAAGTAGCGATTTATGAGCTGGTTAATCACAGGTAAGTACTGCTTAATGATTTTTGTCTTAATACCAGTGTCCTTTAACATTTCTAATATAACTGTATTATACGACAAAGTTTCGTTGATGTACATCCTATTTTCAAATAAATCTGCTTTTTCTTGCTTTAAATTATCTAGGTCTGCACTGGCTTTGGCTACATCACCATCATTGCCGCGTATCTTTGATATGGCATCGCCGAGAACTTTAATCTGTCCTTGCAACCGTACGATCTCTCGATTGTTGCCAGATATAAGTGCGGTTTTGGTTCGGATATCATTTGAGGCATTGTTGAGCCGTTCAAGAGCTGATTCCACAGTAGCCGACTGCTCAGCGACATCGTCCAAAGCTTTCTGGATCTCGGATGCTTTAGTTTTGGCGGCGGAGAGTTTCTCTTTTCGTAGATCTGTGTTAATATCTTGGGAACATGTGGGGCACGTATCATTTTCCTCGTAAAACTTCGAGTCACGGACGAGTGCCTTGATTTTCTGATTAAACTCTGCTCCATAGTGGAGGAGCGTCTGCTTCTTATCGTTGTTCTTTTTGAGACCTTCTTCAAGCCCCTCGGAGAGCTTTTCGATTTCATCCGATGTAGTGGCATTCTCTTGCTGTAGGTTTGTAATTGAGTCCTCGGCAAGGAAGATTTCGTTTTCTTTTTCTTCAATCTGGTCATCACTTAGTGCTTGCACCTCTTTTATATATTTGGATTGCAGATCAATCTTTTCCTTTTTAAGCTCCAAGTCATAGTCCAGCTGACGAAGCTCTTCCTTTATATTAGAATTCTTTTCTTTCAGGATCTGATTCATTTTAGAAAAGATATTGATGTCCAGAAGATCCTCGATAACATCCCGGCGGTGTTGTGCAGGGAGCTGCATGAAAGGAACAAAGGAGGATGAGCCCAAGACAACAATCTGATGAAAGCTTTTATGATTAAGCTTTAGGATGTTTTGTTCGAGGATCCTCTGGTACTCTTTAGCATGGGACGATTGGTTGAGTAGCTGATCGTCTTTCCATATTTCGAACTTTTGAGGCTTTATACCTCGAACGATCTTATAGGAAGATCCAGCAACATCGAACTTTACTTCGACCATGCAATCTTTATTATTAATAGTATTAACAAGCTGTGGCTTATTAATGTTTCTATGAGGCTTACCGAATAGTGCGAACGCCAATGCATCCAGCATAGTTGATTTACCTGATCCGTTATGACCTACTACAAGGGTGGTCTTAAACTTATCGAAATCAATCTCAGTCCAGTTATTACCCGTAGATAGAAAATTACGGAAGCGAATGTTTCTAAATATAATCATGCAATTTCTAGCGACTGCGCCTCAATCATTAGGTTATTCATATCTTTCTTAATACGATCCTTATCCAATTCGGTCTCAACAGTGTCGACGTAACTGTTCATAAGTGATGACGTATCCTCTAAAGATATGTTTTCATCCTCAATATTTTCACCAATAAATTCGCTGAACTTTTCTTGGATCTTTAGTTCATGAATCTTTACACTCTGTATTCTATCAACAAATCGGTCGAATGTAAACTGATTTTCTTTATTTTCTACAACTATTTTTACAAATTTACCTTCGAGGTGAGATACATCATAATCTAGGTAATCATAATTAGAGTCGTCATAGCGGATGCGATGGAACAGAGTATGAGGATTGCGGACAGGAGTGAGAGTTCGTGTCTCCGTATCCAATATATGAAAGTATTTTTTATCATGCGCATCGCTCCAGAAGAACTCCATTTGTGAACCAAGATATGTAATATTGTCTTGTTGGGATTTGACGTGAAAGTGTCCGGAAAGAACCATTTCGAATCGTTTGAATAGTGCCGGACTCATACCATGTTTATTCTCTAAGCCGCGCATCATCTCAAAGCCAGTAAGCTCTAGGTGTCCGCCTAGTATATCAGCCTTACAATTAGCTACAAACTCTAGCGACTCTTTTTCATTCTCTGCACATATCCACGGCAGCAACGCCATTTGCAACCCATCGTAGTCCATAACAGTTGGTTTATGTACGATATGGACCTCATTCATATAATGACCGAGTAATTCTTTTAAGCTGTTTAGGTCATTGGTATTCTTGTAGTAAGTGTCATGGTTACCACAAATAATATCCATTGTAATGCCTAGGTCTCTGAGCGGTTTAAGAAATGCATTACGATTCCTGTTAAGAGCCCGGAAGTTAATAAATTTCCTGTTATCATAGTAATCACCAAGGTGAACGATATGGCGAATATTATGTTCCACCATATAATTAAAAAATACATCAGAATAAAATTTCTCTGCATTATCGAGAAATATGTCAGAGCTATTGCGAACGCCACAATGAGTGTCATTTAGTATTGCCAGTTTCATTAATCATCTTCCATAAACCTAGATAAATCGGAATCTACTTTAAATATCCGTTTTTTACGTTTTTCTTCCAAAGCATATGTTTTAAAGTCTTGGTCTTTCTCTTTCACCTTATCGATTCTATTTTTTAATTGGTCGATAAAGCTGTTTAGAATATCATTAGCCACATCCTCTTGACCGTGTAGAGCATATTCGTTTAATCCGGATTGGGAAAGATATTTTAGTTTTATGTCCTGTTGTTTCTTTTCATTAGCAATCCTACGTAGAAAAGCGAACCAAGAGATTTGAGTAAAGTATGCAAATGCATTTGGATTACCAGTACGTGTTGCCACTGCCGGATCGTAGTTCTCAATAGCTTTTAGACAATTCTCTACAGCATCCATTACCATTTCTTCCCGATACGTATAACCAATAAAGTTAGACTTATGGGATAACCCCTCTGCAATACGTAGGAAGCAACGGGCGATGTAATCTGGGACCTTAGGAGGTGGGTCATCCGTGGCCTGACATTCTCGCACTAGAATACAGTAGTCAACAACTGCCTGAGAAAATTCTTTATTATTTACATAATGGGGATTTTTCTTTTTAGCTTTACTCATAATAAATTCCTGTTAATGTTCATACTATTTTATCATAGAAATAAATTGGTGTAAACCACTTTTTTTAAAATTAAGGGGGTTTACAAAATAAAAAAATCCGATATAATAAATCTAAGGATTTTCGGGAAGGATTAGATACCTCGTTAATGTAACTTATTTCTATCAGGATTAAATTCTATAACGTTGGAAAAATCGCTATCTGATTCTTCGACCATTGTCTGAAGTTTTTGAAAATATTCATCTACTTTAGCTTGTATTTCTTCAGGTGTTAGATTCGCATTTTCTACTGCCTCGAAAAAATGCTTCAGCATCCTATCACTAGGTATAACCTCGGCTAAAATATGTGCATAGTTCAGAGAAAGAAATCCGTCAGTATCATCTTGCATAGTTACCCAAGGTCTGAAATTATAATATCTTATACCTCTGCCGTCGTCATCATGTGATTTTAATTCCATAGCTTTTCGGATAATCATTTCTTCTTCGCTATCCTCAGGCCACTGAACAATTTCACAAATAATCTCATCGCCATTCGATAGCTTAAATTGTCTGAAATCAGTCATTAATGTCAACCTTTATAATTTTATACTTGAATTGTTCTTTCTCGTATATTTTCACACGTTCGGCGGAGTGGACCAATGTATAGTTTTCTCTTGACCTCCAGTGCAAATCGTCGGCAATATCGAAGAGTTTGGTTTCTCGTCCATCGTCTGAGATTCGAAGACCACGTCCAATACTCTGCAGAACTTTGATTTG